GTATGATTGAAGAGCTAAACCTTCCAAAGTAATGGAAAAATGTCAACTCTGTGGAAAGTTTTTGTCCCCAAAACAAAAGGGCGTACTAATGTACCGGCGTTTTATTTGTGGATACGTCATGGACAAGTTCTCAATGTTAGAGAAACTTGAATACGTTCATAAGAAGTGCGAAAATAAGATCATGATTTAACCTATAAAATAATGGATAACAAAGACTCAGGAGTACTACAGTTCACAAACAAGGTACAGACTACGGAGCAATTTGCTGCCGCGCAGAAAGTTAATGCCACCACTTCCTACATGGACATGATTGCAACCGCTGTTTCATCGGGGGCCAGCATAGAAGCGCTGGAACGATTGATGGCGCTGAAGGAACGGCACGAAAAAGAGATTGCGCGACAATCTTTCCTAAACGCCCTTTCTGATTTCCAGATGGACTCTCCTGACATCCGAAAGACAAAGGGTGTGGAGTTCGGAACCACGAAGTACATGTACGCCCCACTGGCCGACATAGATAGACAGCTACGCAAGGTCATGAAGGATCACGGCTTCTCAAAGCGGTGGGAGATCCAGGATAACGGAGACGAGATAAAGGTTACCTGCATCATAGCGCACATCGGCGGGCACACGGAGCAGACATCGATGACAGCAAAACCTGACACCTCAGGCTCTAAGAACCCAATACAGGCCCGTGGCAGCGCGATCGAGTACATGAAGCGCTACACACTGGTTGGGGCGCTTGGAATCACTACGGCGGATTCTGACATCGATGGGAGGCTACCAGAGGTTGACGTTGACAAGCTGCACAAAAACTACATGGAATTGTTCGAAAAGATCGTGGAGAAAGACTCGACCTACCGGACAACCATGGACCCAGACAACTGGAAGTCAGAGCGAACCGCGAAACTGTACGTAGTAGCTATCGGAAAGGCAAGAGAGATTTTAACTAAACTGACAAAGGCATGAGCAAGGTAATTGAGGTAAAAGACGAGTCAATCGTTTTCGACGATGGCTTGCAAATCTATTCTTATCACTCAAGTGAGTGTTGCGAAGAGCATTATTTGTCATTCAAAGATCTTACAATTCAAGACTTTGAAGGACTTGAATTTGATCTTACAGGCGACAATTTCTTTAATCGAGTTAAAGGGTACGGTATTGAATTGATCCCGTTACACGGCCATCCTGTCAGAGTGCCTGGATACGGAAGTAACAATGGATACTACAGCGAACAACTATCATTATGCCTTGATGGTATTGAAGGTGTCGATAAATGCTGGGATATTACAGACTGCCAAGAAATAGATTACTGATGGACTTTTTCGAATCACTCAACAGCGGCGACGCATCGCAGTACCTAATAACCCAAGGCAGCGATGCCTGGGACGATATACGGCGCGGGCGTTTCACTTCGTCCGAGATACACAACCTCATGAGTCCGGGCTACCGGCTCATGACTCCAGATGAACTGAAGAACCGACCGAAGAAAGGCGAAGGCTCGGCGGTTAAGTGGATAGAGTCGCCCGACATCCTGAGCGATGCCGCGAAGACCTACATACAAATCAAGGTTGCTGAAGTGTTAACTGGAACATCGAAGGAAAACTCGTATGCGTTTCCGCTCGTGCGTGGTACGGAGATGGAACCGGAAGCAGTGGAGTACTTCGAAAAGCAAACTGGAATGGTTTGCGAAGAAGTTGGATTCGTTCCTTTCGGTGATCATGCAGGCGGTAGCCCTGACCGGTATATCGGTGAAGATGACCTGCTTGAGGTTAAGTGCCCGTGGACGCTTGAAAAGCAGATAGACTATCTGGAACTAACCGACCAGTGGGACTTGAAGCGATATAGCGCGGAATACTACTGGCAGTGCATGAGCAACCTGTTCTTCACCGCCAGAGAGCGCTGCCACTTCATCACGTACGACCCGCGCTATCCGGAACCGTATCGTATGACTCACATCATCATAAAACCAGAGGCGCAGGCGTTCGACCTGATCGCAAAGAAGATCACCGCAGCAGTCAAAGAGAAGCTTGAGAAACTTAAATACATCGAGGAATGCTTACAAGTAAAGAAGTAGCCCGCTACCACCGCAACAGAATGACCCGCGCCCTGTTGGCAGGACTGATAATATCGGTCATGCTTTTCATTACAATCGGAACTGTATTCGCTTACCTAACTGAAAGTCTATGAAAAATAGGACATTGGTACATAGTGATAATTGGGCTACTCCTCCGGAACTTTATAACAAACTGAATCAAGAATTCAATTTTGATTTTGATCCATGTCCGCTTAATGAAGGTTACATAACTCCAGATAAAGACGGTTTATTAATTGAATGGGGAGATCGTAATTTTATAAACCCACCGTACTCAAGAAAGCTAAAGGAAGCCTTTGTAAAAAGAGCTGTTGAGATGTCTGGATACGGAAAGCTATGTGTTTTACTTCTACCTGTTAGTACATCAACTGCACTTTTTCACGACGTTGTTAAGCCTAATGCTTCTGAGATTCGATTCATTCGAGGGCGTGTTAAATTCATAGGAATTAACACAAAAGGCGAAAAAGTCAATAACCATTCAGGAATGCACGATAGTATGATCGTAATACTAAAAACGAAAAAACTATGACACCGGAAGAAGAGTACCAAGACCACGACAACCCGGACTTCGGTCCGAGGTTAGTCGGTGCGCTAGTATCAATGGTTTTACTTGTCGTATTCGTGATATGGAGAATCCTGGCACACTAGCCGACCAACAGAACCCAGGCCGCACGAAAGCCCAACTGAAGGACTCATGCGATGCCCTGAACATGCGGAAGCTACGCATTCAAAAGAAGATGCGAGCACTCGCAAGAGAACTGCGCTACGACGCGGGGAACGACAAGATCAACCCCGATAAACTAAACCAGTACCAGGAGCTTAACAACTCGCTCCGGGAGACCAAAATAATCGAAGCAGAATTCAACTATACAATGCACATGCTATGAACGGACAACTATTCTCAATCGGACAGGCGGTAACGCCGGTATCAAATCCAATCGGGTGGGAACTACGGGGAACGGATAACTTGCCTCAATTTGGTAAGGTATACCACGTATCAGGTTTCAAGTTTAAGTGGGAAACATGGTGGATCACTTTGAAGGAAAATTACCCTCTCAATAACTTCGATCAGGCAGGTTTCGCCAAGGTAGTCTCCGACACCGTTCTCGCCGAAGAACTTTCCGAGATATTTTCTTTGGAAGTTCGGAAATAATATTTATGTTTGCATATCCCTGCGCTGTTTTCGTGGAACAAGGCGGCGCTGGGTTTGGGTTTTCACAACCTGCCGGGTGTCTCGTTCCACAGACCCCGGCTTTTTTTATGCCCTATGACAAGAACATGGCGAGACTCAGCAAAACATATCATCGCGCAAGTGTTGAAAGAGACACGCGGAAAGAGCGAGAAGGAGATAAAGAAAGCTTTGTTTGATGCGTATCCTTACGGTGCTCGACAGTGGCACCCGTACAAGATATGGCTTGACGAGATAAAGGTACAGCGTGGTCTAAAGCGCAAGAAAAAAGACATTCCAGACGTCAACCAAACCGGGCTATTCTAGTGGGTAAGCAGCCATACATCCCTTTCTATATTGGAGACTACATCAAGGCAACGCGTATACTTCCGCTGGCTGTTCGAGGCGCTTGGGTAGATCTTATTTTGAATATGTGGGAAAATCCCGTGCGCGGTGAGCTTACCGGAACGTATGAAGATTTTTCCAGGATGATGTCGTGCACAGAGGAAGAAGCAAGGTTTGCAATAAATTTGCTTATGCAAAAAAAGACCGCAGACATTACTTTGCATGGCGACGGCACAGTCACAATTGTCAGCCGAAGGATGAAACGTGATTGCGACATTTCTTCAAAACGCGCTGATTCGGCTAAAAAGCGATGGGACAAAGAAGTTAGTAAAGATTTTGCATATCCAAAAACAATACAAAACACTGAATATGATAATGAATATGAAAGTGATAATGAAATTGTATTTGGTAATAAAAAGGAGTCAAGAATTTCGATTAAGAAAGTTTACGCTGGTGACAAGGTGAAGATCATCTATGACCTGCGTGCTTACTTCGCTGACAAGCTTGACGACTTCGCCCGCGCTGGATGGACGGCATACGATGCATTCATGACGGCTAACCCGGCCGCCGTGTTTGAGGACGACACGCACCTTTACAATTCATACCGAAAGTTCTGCACAACCGCAACTAAGAAAAGTACATACGTAGACATGACCGACATATGAGAGAATTTTTCAAACAACTCCTGAACGATTTAAAGCGACTCTGCGGGCTTAATCAGTTACAGACTCTGAATGATATGCCCGATCCGAGAAAAGAGATTGCAGCCCTACTAGACGTGCTCTGCCGGGTCGCTGATCAGTTCCCCATGATCCCGGATGCGGACAAACAGAAGATCATCGAAAACGGGGTAATCTTTGACACGGAGTTTACCGGCTTGAATGCCAGGGTTATTGCGCGCTGGCTTAACCAGCACAAAGACCGATACACCACAATGGCGGCAAAGGTCGAAAGTGAGATAAGCACTGGCAAGATTCTGACACCTGATGAGTACGCTCCGTACCTGGAACAGTGGCTAGAGCAGGTTAAGAAGATAGGTAACCAGGATGTCACCCAAGAGCAGCGCATCGAGAATCGGCGGAAGCAGTTCTTTGGAAAGGAAATCGAAGGCCCGTCATTCCACCCATCGACAACCATCGAGCAGTACGAGGAACGCGAACTTGAACTTGAAGCCGCTAAGTCTGCCCGTCTCGCCGAACTCCGGGAGAAGCACCCGACTTTAACCATCGAAGAACTAAATAGACTTTTATAAAATCACCCGACTTTAACGATAGAGCTGTGATTTGCTTTTAATGTAAACGAAACGTTTTTAAACTAAAACACTATTAAAATTATGGAACAATCAAGCGAGTTAATCGAACAAGACTTCAGCTACGCTATAGGCTGCTGGTTAGTCCAAGGGTGGACAGTAAAGTGTATGGCTCCGGCCGGAATCAACGGTGCTGTACTTGTTGTTTTTGAACGTCAACAACCCTGTGTAACACCAAAGCCATGACCTCAGAACAAAAAACCGCCATCGACGCCTGCAAGGATCAGGCAGCGACAGAGATACAATATGAATCCTGGGATGATATGGTAAAACGGACATCTAAGAAAATGATTGCGTCACGAGCCCATCGCGCCATGCAGCTATACGGCGAGCAGTGCCGGGAGCTGGTAGTGAAATTAACAGCAGAGGATATTGCATACATGATCGCATCATACCCATCAGAATCAGATTTCTTACTTGCTGAAAAAATATACGAAAAACTAACCGCCCCGGGGGCGTTAACCGGATGAAACACTATGACCCTACAAGAGTTTAAAGAGCAGGTAGCCCAGGAATACGGCTACGAAAACTTCGATGATATGTACTCAGATATGATACATATAGGCGATGAAGACAATCTTATAAAAGAGATTGATCGAGCCGCAGAGCTATACGCGAAGCAGGAATTTGATGAAGGATACTCATGCGGCGCGAATAACGCTGCTCACTGAATGATCAGCCCTATAAGCACGCCCGCAGCTACAGCGCCTACTTTATCTAACCAGGATTTGAAAGCTGCGCGGCGTTCTTTCTTCTCGTACGTCTGGATGATAAGTTCTTTGGAATCAGTTATGGAGTGGAGGGTGTCGTACCGAGCCTGCCAGAGGGTGTCGTTCTTTCCGAAGGCAGCCTTTAGGTATCCGTTCTCGTGGTTTAGGTTTCCAATCAGCGAATCCTTTTGCAAGAGTAACGTGTCCTGCACCCGCTTGCTTACGGCATCCGCCATGATAACCCGGGCAGATTCGATCGGAAGGCAGTACAGGGAATCCGATTGTTGCGGCGCGATGATAACCCGAACGCTGTCCAACTGGCGCGGGGTGGCGTTCGCAAGGGTGATTTTCCGGAGTTTACCCTCTAAAGCCGAGATTCGCGTTTTAAGCGCTTTACGCGCATCCGAGGCTCTAGCCGTGTCTTGCTTCATCTTCTCGCGGAAAGTCTCGTGTAGCGCAGCCAGGCTATCCAGAGCGAACTGTTTCGAGATAACCTCCCGCTTGATCCGGTCCACCTTCTCGTCGAACTCCCGCTTCTCGCAGGATTTGATCGTGAACAGGACCGACAGAACCAGCACCGCAGCGCCTATAACAAGGAATATTTTGCTTTTCATAGCACGAAATTAGTCAAATTTTATTTAACTTTAATCATGGAAATAAAGCACACACCAGGTCCGTGGACTGTAGACAATGAAGACGGGCGTACAATATACAGCGCCATTGGCTCTGAAATAGCGGTAACTTCTCTTCGCCCAAAGGAAGTTATGGACGATGGAAGCCTTCTCAATCGAAAGGTATACAATGCAAAGCTGATAGCCGCCGCGCCGGACATGCTTGATGCTTTGATTACCGCAAAAGATGCGATCGACGACCTTATGGACATTGCTGATGGGTACGATAAAGACCTTGAAAAGGTACTTGCAGCCATCAAAAAAGCAACTAGCGAAATTTGATTGCAGGCATAGTTTTTGTAGTTTTGCGACCGTGCCGGGGAAACCGTAGCCCGGTAAGAATCACAAAGCCCTCCGGCTGTCGTTCGGTTCAGCGACAGGTTATCCGGAGGGCTTTTGAATTAGACCTTTTTGCGAATCACGATCGTGAACGAATCGGGCAGTTTATCGATAAGCATTTGAAGTGCTTCACCCGATCTGATGATGTCAGGAACGCCGTCTTTGTTCAAGTCTGCAAACTCCATACCAACGCCAATACATCCTTTTAAACCGCTCACGTAGCTGATCTTATGGATCAAAATACCCGTGCGCCCGGGCACTTCAGGAAGCCTGAAATACGGGTATGGCCGGTCTGCTTTAGGAGGCTGTTTGATTACCTTGTATGATCCTTCCGGAATGCACGATACGCTGCGTGCGTTATCCTTCCACGGTAGTTCCATGGTCTTGCATGCGAACTCCCCGTTAATGTACATGCTGCCAAGCGTCTCTGTCGGCAAGTAAACTCGTTCAATTAATACATTCATAACCCTTGTTGTCTGTTGAAATCCCTCAACACATTTCTCTTAGCTTCCAGGAAGTCGCCCAGTTTTTGGTGCAACATCTGTAGCTCCACCATGGCGATGCCGCGCAGATTCGAAATAGCTTCCATTGTATTCCAGTCCTGCTTCGTGTAAAGCTGTTCCAAGATTATCAAAGAATTCTCGACTGCCCATAAAATAAGATACGTCAGCCCATGAGCGCTTGACCCTTCCTTTATCGGCCCCTCGTGGTTCATCCTGTGAATCATGTCGGCGAACTCCGCTTGGTGCGCCTGCTTCAGATATTCTATCTCCGCCATCTTCTTGCGGATGACTCTCCGGTACGCTAATACGAACCCCGGCAACCATAGACAGGAAGCCAAAACAAATCCGATCAATAACCCGAGATACAAGTTGCTCACGTCGCTCCCCCATATAGCCGTTGATTGTTGCCTTTCATAGCTGATAAAATAAGCGTACCGTATACCACCAGCTTAATGGTGTCGATGTTAAAGCCTGATACGATTATATCCTGATTGTATCGGACAACATAGTCAATCAGCGTTACGATTTCCAGGGCAAAAAATACCCACATGATTCGCCTATGTTCCGGCAGAGCCAGTAGAAGCGCAAAGATTAAGATCGCCCGGCTTACGTGTTCCTGCGCGTAATACACGTAGGACTCCAAGCTGATTAGCTGATCCGCAAACAAAAAGTAATCCCTCTCCGGACCATCTGGGAATAGCCCATAGACTACCATCACAATGGTGGAGAGGAATAGGCAAAATAAGATGTACTTATCCCGCATCACTTTGACTTTTTGCCTCCTGGTGGTTTCGGTGGAGGGTTGGTCGGCTTTTCCTCGGCTGATTTACTTTTTGTTTTCGACATGGTTCAAATCGTTTAAAGTTTTCTGTCCTGTAAATATAGATGTTGCGAGCAATGCCGCAATGAATCCCGCTAAAACTCCCATTAAGCCACCCTGGTTTTCTTGGAAAATACACCACCATATCCCCACAATGACGAACCCGCGACCGGCCCAAAGCACTAATAGGATTAGTACAATCGTAACCGCGTCCTTTAGGTTTGGCTTGTCGTCGCTGTCCTCAGCCAGTCTTCGGAACCAATGAGCTACCCCGGGGAATTTAAGGCACAAGATCAAAACAGCCGGCTCAAGACAGTGTAGATTAAACACCGTCCAGCACATGACAATGATCTTCCAAGGCTCCTTTTCAGCCCAGTAGCTTGAAGGTAACTTGTCGATTACCTGCTTTACGACGTCTAAAGAATCAGATTCCAAAGATGCCTTTCGCGTTAAGCTGTAGAACAAAGTCGGCGTCTGTCCGTGACTGTGGAGCCCCTGTGTCGACGATGGCAATTATCGGCGATGTTGCAGGCGTTCCGGTGTCTTTATATATCACAAACGTCTGCGCTGTCATCGTACCGGTGATCGTCCATGACGGGTTCGCGAAGTCGAAGTACACCCGGTTGTCGGTGTTGTCACGAGTAATCACTTTGCTCGTGAGCGTCTGCCCACCGGCAGTGTACCCCGTCGCGGTGATTTGGTTCGAAGACACCGAGTTGATAAAGTCCTGTGTTGCAACATTCACAGTGAACTGATTGCATGCCATGATCTTAATGGTATCTGCAATGGGATCTATGTCTCCATTGAGAGTAAGATCTTTGTATTTATTTGTTAAATAGCTAGGCATAAAATTATGGTTTTTCGATTAAAATAAGTCCTGTGATACACGCGTCGCGGGTTTGTGATGCCCGTGCCGCGATGGTAATTTCTCCCGCTGTAGGCGTAACGGAGTCGAATATGATTCCTTGGAACACGCTGTATTGCGCGTACATGGTCTGAGTCGAGGCCCCGATAGTTACCGATGCTTCCGCCCGGCTGGCGAAGTCGTCGCCGTTGTCCATCCCTACGTACACCACAACCTTGTAGGATTTGGCGTTGTTCAGGCCTGTGAACTTCATCGATCCGTTAGTGATCGATGTCAGCATACGTGCGCCGTCGCGGTTGAAGTTAACACCCAACCCGAAGTAGTTCGCCGCCATCCGTACGCTGTGCTCGGTCTGCGGGAGGAACGTGCTAAACCGGTTTATGATTGTCAATCCTACTGTTGACGAGGCTCCGTCATATTCAACCAGGTTGTTAATCGACTGACCGTTGTTTATGTTGGTCAGATTGTTGATCGGTGATGAGCTGGGATAAGTGGAAGATCCGAGGTCGACAATGAACATACGCGCGTACAGCGATGCCTTCAGCGCGGCCAGTTGACCTAGCAATCCGGTCTTGAATGACGACGACGGCAGCGCGTTGACCACTGGCAGCGCCTGGATGTAGTCCTCAATTAGCTGAGTTCTTTCCGCGTATTGCACGAATCCGAATGCCTCTTTCTGAGTGTCTTTGCTGAATTTCAGCATCCACCAGTTGTAATTGTATTTGGCCTTCGTTCCGGATACAGGGCTGTTTTTGCGTCGGTATGCGTTGTCATGCCACACTGCCGAACTGTGACCTACCCCCCAGATGATCATCATGATCGGCGGGTACTTCGGGGCAGGGCTAAGTGAATTCATCGCAAACGCCATCTGCGGAGTATTGGCGCGGTCCTGTGTTGTATCGGTGGACCCGTGCAAAGAGAACACCGGCAGATTACGGATTGACGCGTAGCTGTAGCCGATAGGCTGACTACCAGCTACAGCGAATACTGCCGTCACCCTGGTAGGTGCCGCGGCTGCCATCAGCCAAGAACCGGCAGAACCGAGGGAAAGACCGGTCACGTAAACTCGCGTAATGTCTACCCGATAGTTTGCGATCATGTAGTCCAGCGCGTGCAATGGCCGCATCTGGCCGTTGATCGTGATGCCCCATGAGGTTAAACCTGACGGAGCTCCGGGTGCTATCACCAGCATTTCATTGTCCAGGGTGTCGCCTGAATTGATCATCAGCGGTGCTCCTTCTCCTAATACGGTATTGATAGTTCTACCCGCTCCGTGCAGGTAGATCATCAACGGATAAGTGTTAGAGTTGCTGTTATAACCCGCAGGCTGGTAGATCATAGCCCGCTCCGTGGTGCCGGTTATGTACACCTGGTTTGTGGACAGAACTGCTGCACTACCCCCCGCCTCAGCGACTACCGGCTGGAAGAATACAGGATCAAAGGTTGTAAGCCCGAATATGATGTTGTTCTGCAGAACCTGAGGATCGAAGAATACCGCGTCGAATGTGGTCACTGGCAGGATAACCGGAACGTTTGCGTCGGCATCCTTTACCTCCACCCGCATTGCGGTGAGGTAAGTGTACCCAACGGACGGACCCGATACGTAGGTAATCGTCATTGCGATATCACCTTCGCTGTCTGGCTCTACGTTCAGGAACTCAAGAATGCTTGTCTTGTTGTTCGAGACGTTTACCTCTTGCGTAATGCTTCCGATCGTGATCGACTGTATATTATCCGTATCCCGTCGTGATGCCAAGATCCGGAAGTCCAGTCGCTTAGTTTCTTTGATGTTGGTCAGGATTACCTGCGGTGGAGGATTCCCGGACCGGTAGATACCGTATCTTATGACTGCTGTCGGGAACTCGGTAGTACCCGCGTAGTTCGTGTCGTTGTCGGTTCTGTTGTTGTCGATTCCAACGAACCGGATGCCGATGCCAGTATTAACAAGCGCCGACGTGATCATGTTCCCGAAGGTCTGTGTCGTGCTGGCGTTTACGTCGTTCCAATCATCCAGGCCTGAATCTACCGCGCCGGTGAGGTTGATCTGAATCACCCCGTTTGTCGTGCCTGATCTGTATGACACAGGCTCAAACAGAACCGGGCTGAACGTGGCCATGTCGATAGGGATAGCATTGTTCAGGTTAAGCTTATAGATCTTAACCGTGTTCATGAACCCGATCACCGCTGCCGGCAGGGCTTTAATCTTGACCCGCAGCGTGCCATCGCCAGCCGGGCGCATAGAATACAGGTCCGCCGTCTTGCTATCGTTAGAAGACAACACAGGGTCATTTGCAGGAACGTAGGCACTTCTCTCACCGGAAACAAATCCGGTGTACCAATATGGTCCGATGTTCTGGAATGACGACAGGAACTTGAAAGTGTACAAGTAGGCCGGGTCGAGTCCAAAGAACTCGATTTCAGCCTTTGTCGTTGCGTCCAGTCTCCAGCTCGTTCGGATCACGTCAAGCGGGTAGTCCTCGCTTGCGCGTCCCCCGGATGATCGAACACCTGCGAAAGAGCCAATAATACGAACGCCTATACCGGTGTCTGCATCCAGCACGTCTTTCATGCCAGTGAATTCCTCCCCGGCGTCAGGCTGATCTCCTGAAGGAAGCAGAGTATTCCACCCCACCACCGGCCCTGGCCTGGTGCTATTGCCGAAGTTGATAAATACTCGCTGCACCACATCACCGGCAAAAAGATCCTGATCGAGGCTTACCACGTTCGAGTACGCGGTGTATGTAGTGTCGGAGCGCTGGGCACGCACACGATAGTAATATGTTGTATCATCTTCCCGGAAGAACGAAACGTCGTTTTGGGTGACGTTATCCTTCCAAAGGTCGAATCCTGTTGTAGCGTTTGTGCTCCTGAATATCTGGTATTTCAGGTAGCTTTTGTTGATGAATACGGCCTGCAGCGCGGCAATGATCGTATCCCGCAGGACAATGTGCCCGGCGTTGTTTACGTGGATTGTGTCCGCGTTGTATATGTCCTTTATGCGTGCCGGGAACTGAACCGTGTAAGGGTCTGCCAAAGGTGTAAACACGTCGATTGCATACTGCTTGAACTCGGCCTTTATCAACAGCATGGCGTCATAAAGCTTCTGCTGTAGATCCTGTCCGTACTCCGTGCGGGGCTGTGTCGTCGTTATGAAACAGTACACGTTCCGCTCCCGGGCCTCGTTGAATATGGTCTTGAGGTTGTTTAAGAATACATCGTTGGTGTTAAACGAAGGATCATTCGACGGCAGGGAAACTATCAGTATGTCCGGATCTAGCGCCATGGCTGCTTCGATGTTTCGGTTCCAATCGCTTTGAGCAGTGGTCCCGTCAGGCACGTACATGTTAGAATACGTTCCGCTTACCGCTTGGGCAAGGAATACGCCGTCAGCGCTGTATGAGTCAACCCACGCAGCAAGCAGGCTCGGAAGCCCGTTAGACGCGGGAGAAGCGCCAGCCCCTGTCATTGTCGAAGACCCTAACCCAACGATGCGCGGCGCGTTCGTTAGTAGGTTAGTAGGATAATCGATGTTGAAACGCACAGTATTGTTCAGCCCGTCAGAAACCGCAATGTGGATTTCAACCGGGTCGAACACGGTGATGTCAAAGAACACCGGATCGAATACGGTAAGGTCAAGCTGTATGGACTGAGTACCGGCAGGTTCGTTGTCGAGCAACCCTATTCCCAGGAAGTTGTAAACGTCCTCAGCCTTTAATCGGTAGTCATCCGGCGGACGCGTCGTAGTGCTGCTGTTGAACAACTGCAGTTCCCAGAACGCGTCGCTTGTACCGGCGGGTGGTTCATGCCCGAAATTGTTGTCTATTTTAGAACGGTAGATTGCAGACTTGTGCTGAGTCCAATCCCCGAAGTTGTATACATTGTTTTGTCCTTTGTTCGTCCCTGATGCAGGGAACCCGGCTTCTTCTCCGATCTTTGAAGACCACTGAGAAAGGTTTAGGTATGCGTAAGTAGGCTCGAATCCATGGTTTACGAATGCCGGCCACACCGGGCTGCTCACCGCTGTGTTCGCGTCAATTCCGGTTCCTATGGTCACGTTAGGCGTCAACCCATCCACGAACGTCATACCAGTCGGGTACTTGTTACGCTTGAATGAGATAGGAACGTCTACGCAATCGTTGTCAACTACCCGTGTGACCGGGCCAACCTTCGCCGGATAAACTGAGCTGTACTTTATGTTGGCCGGTAAAAGGCTGTCCATGAAGTATCCGAACCAGTTGTCCAGGAAGTCGTATCCTGTAATTCCGTCGTTGATCGAGAATATGTAAACACCCTCATACCTGGTTCCGAAGAACAGGTTGTTTTGGACAATGATGTTGTTGCCTGGAATCGGATTGTCCGGCGGCGTGTTAATGCCGTTTGCATTTGACAGGACAAAGAAGTATTCGCTGCAACCGATAACTAAATTATTCTGAAAATATACAGGTCCGTTTCTAGTGGCTTCCTGTATTGCTCGATCCTGGAAAGGCTGAAAAGGCGATTTCCAGCGCATGGCGCAGTTTACGAACACGTTGTTGTGCACGTCACAACCTTCTGCGTAGTTCCCTATCTGAAGTCCTTCGTTTGCAACGCGTACATATCGGTTGTTATAAACCTTGCAATCGACCATCCGGTGAGACCCGTTGTTCGTGTTCTGGCCGTAGTACCCGCCTTCTCCTCCCATGTCGTGGAAGTAGCAATCGTGTACCTTGTAGGTCATCGCCTCGTTTTCCAACGCTGGCGGGCTGTCCCATTTAAGAGATACCCCGAACCCACCGTCGCACACCTCGATGTAATCTAGCTCGAAGTGGTTAGCCATACCTACTGCAGTAGTACCTCCTATCGCCAAATTGAACTGCTCCTGAGTAGTCCAGTTCATCGAGCAGCGAATACCGTACTTGCCAGCGCTGTTGCCGTATCCTGTATCGTGGCCACGGAAATTAGGGTCACCTGTCTTTAACACAGGGTCGTACTTTCCTGTTAGCCGGAAGTATTCCGACCCGGCCATGCCCCAGGTATTCTCGAAACCGATGGCAGTTTTGAAGCCGCCGCAGTTTATCTGGCCGTCGTAGTTGGTTATAATGACGCGCTCAGTGTCAGAATTACCGTTCCAATATTGCGTCTCAAGCTTTACGTACCCGTAGTTACCGCCCTTAATGATGACCTTGTTGGGCCAGCTCACCGGAACGTTATGGTTCCCAAAAACGGGGTTCATGTCAATGGCAACGAACAATCCACCCGGTCTCTGGATTATTACGTTAGGACCGTCTATGATGTAGTCACCTATGTTAGCATTCCATATCTCCGCCGCGTCAATGGCATCCGCATACCTCCATCCACTGTTAGTTCTAACAGGATCAGGTACTACGTATGATGCTCTCGAAGAGAGACCCGGCAGGAGTGATGTTACCATTCTATTCTTCCTCTAAAACTAGAGCGTTCATGTATGCAAGTGAATTGTCGTCTTTGTCAAGACGTATATCGATCACGCCTGATGTTGGCGCGACTCCTGTTCTATTGACTGTGTTTGAAGTGTTACCGATGCACTGAAGCGCCGTTAAAGCGACTCCTGCGACTGTGAATATTGACCGGCGAGAACCACCTACGGCTGAATCACGAGAACCTAACAGCGTTACTTTATAAGTCTTCGCGTCGTTTAGGCCGTAAATCTGTAATCGGCCCTGGCCGGCGTTTACATACCAGAAAGATGTTAAAACAAGATCTGGATATATGCCCGAGTTGTTGCCTGTTGACTGCCCCGTATTTAATGCGGCACGCGCCCAGCTTGTAGTATCGTTACCAGTGTTTATTGACCGTACGCTTATTCCTGTACCGGCAATGTTGCACCACTGACTCCACAGGTTGTTGCCAGTGTTTGTTCTGCTGCAATCAATAGTTCCTGCCGCGTTGTCAGGGTTGCTTTCACCCCATATGTTATTCCACCCATCCACAGACGGAGCTGCCCCATTCATCCCAAAATTGAGACGAAGCAACAGCTTACCGAACATGTACGAGTTTATGATCATCCGAAAATCAAGGTTACTTTAAGTCCCTTTGCGGTTCCGTTACCGATCTGATCAACATCTATGGTTATCTCCGCATCGTCAGCCAATGCAGAGTCAGATATTACCGCAGGCGTTGCCGCCGTGGTGCTAGTCTTCTCTGTGTTGTCGATGGTAAGTTTCGTTGAAAGAACCGACGTGCCACCTTCGTTTATGTCAACCGTGAAGATGTTACCGGATACCTGAGCTGTTGCAAGGCTGGCCCGAACACCTACCAGAGTCGCGGCGTACGGCATTCTGAATGTTACCTTTGCTGTGCCTGCTGTGATGGCTGTGGTTTCGTCAGAGCACGCTACTTGAATGCGTTGTAAGTCGTCCGCGTAGGCCTTTGCATTGTTCTCGGCGGCTGTTGCTGCCACTGCGATAGCCGCAGTAATAGCGGACTGGCTTACCAATGGACCAAGCGATCCTGAAACGAGGAACACTTCTGCTCCCTGGTGAATGATTGCCGCCCCGCCGACATAAACCCGCATGTTGAATGCGTTGATATCCTGGTATGGACCTTCTGTTATCTGGATATAATCGTTAGTGCCGTCCTGTTTATAAAAGAATGATGTCCATCCTTTACTAAGACCTAGCGTCGGAGTTACCGAAGCTATGCCGTTGTATGTCATAACAATGACAGCGTTACGGTGTTTCTCTTCAAGTAGGAAGTTCTGCTCGGCTATTACGAATATCTCAGGCCGGGTAATGCCGGTCCAGACGTTGTTCCAATAAAGCATTAGGTCATCCTTCTCGACAGATCCTACGACCATACCCTCGGCCGGTGCGGCAACACCAGAAAGGCTTGAAACGATGTTGAAAAGGAATGCTTTGGTGTTGCTTATAAGTTGTAAGATAGATGACCCGTTAATCGTTGTGCCACCTATCACAAGACCAGACAGGTTATTGAACCATGCAGGAGAACTACTCCCTTCGCCTTCAAATCCGAAGCCGGCGGCAGACTTGAAGTACAGAGTTGTGTTGCTCCACAGCACAGACCAGTTATTACCTATCCACCGGAAGAAGCCTATGTTTGAATCGTCCGTACCCCACTGCGCACCGAAGTCATTGCCCGGGATAAGCACGTCACGAATAAGCACACTGCCTAATGTGATGTTATCATCTACCAGCTCAACGCCACCGGAAACGGTAGCGTCAAGACCTCCACCTCCGCCACCACCCGAAGATGTTGCTGATACGGTTATCTTGTTACCTACGCGTTCCACGTGGAACGATACGCTGTCGCTGTCAACAAAGTCTATCCGGTTGGTTTTACCCTTCGAGACGCCGTTTGATGACACCGAAACACCTTCGATCCATCCTATGTGAATTTCTTTGCCTAGTACTTCTACCGTTATCATGACTTCGCGTCTTTAGGGCCATAGGTAAAGTCCGCGTACCCATTAAGCCAGGTTTCTTTCGTATCTGTCCTATACAGTTCCCAGTAGTATTGTCCTTCTGGTATGTTGGTTTGGTCCGAGGTGAAGAAGGCTTCCAGTTTATTGATTTCATAAACCGGAATACTCAGCCCGTCGCCCAACGTCAACGTGATGATTTTCTTTCTATCCCCCGGGTATCGTGATATGAATAGCTCGAATCCCCACGCAGTAATGTCTACTTCTTCACAGTTCTCCGTAAATACAAAAGGTAGCGTGCCGTCCCGGTTAATTCGGAACTGCAAAAGCACGCGGCGTGCGGGGTCTATCGATGATCGCTTATTCATTGTTCTGAATCGATCTTGCGACGTTTAAATTTATCTGCCCGTAGCTGCATCCGTGGATGGCCGTGATTGAAAAGTTGTTCACAGTTCCGCCACCGCACGAGTCGAACAGCGGGTATGCGGATGCGTTTGTTACTCGAATCGACTTTATGTAGTTCGTGATCTCGTTCTGGTACTTGACAAACTGCGCCTTTACGTGCTTCTCTAGCGAGTACATTTGAATGTCTTCCGCTAGAGAACTGTTGTCGTCGTTGAAAGTTCGCATGCCGGTAGGCGTAGCTGTTACGTTCGCGAATTTCAGGTAGTGGAAGTACGTCCGCCACGCCAGGTACTTCTTTATTGCCTCTTCATACAGGTTGCTGTTATCCTCGGTTAACTCATTCGCGTTGTACTGAGTAGTCAACTCAGTAAAATACGCACGTCCTAAAATTCCTTTCAGGTCGTCCTCAGACATGTCCAGGCACATTGCGTATTTCTTGTCGTCCTCGTTCAACGACAGAAAGCATGCCTCGTTAAGGTAGTGTAGTGGTATCAGCGGCATCTTCTTCAGGGGTTACTAGGAACACGTCTGTATCTACATCCGAAAGGCCCGTGCGGCCCTGTATCATAATCTTTGCCTGTTCGTAGGTGTACTCTCCTTTGTTGTACCTCCTTTGAATACCGGCGATGAATTGAAGGTCTTTAGCTGTTAGCTTGCGTATTGCTTCGCTAACCGGCTTCTCCTGTGTTGTTGGGTCAATAACATCGGGAACTACTCCGGGTTCTACCGGAGCTGAACCAGGCATGCCAGGTGCTGGCGTGGTCCCTTTCTGTAGCATGCGCGCCGCATCTTCGGGCTTGATGCCGAAAAGTATCTGTAGGATATTGGAAGCTTGCGGTTCTGTAACCGTGCCTGCTGCGTACTGCGCAAGTATCTCCATCAGAGCTTGCGATCCGCCTACGCCGATAACCTCGATAAGTGTTTTCTGTGACGGAGCCGATGCCTCTGGGATGTCCTGAAGAGGGGCCGAAGGGAAGTTCTTCTTTACAAACTCCCGCTTTTCTGCGGCAGTCAATACGTCCCAAAACTTATCATCAAGTTCAACCGGTGTCGTTACCGGCGTGAAGTGTTGAATGTCAACAGTAAGACGAACACCCATGCCAGGGAGCAAAACTTTGTTGTAAAAGTTCATCAGCACTTTTTGGAACGGCGTGCACCGAGACTGCATAAGCTCTACCGCTTTCTGCATTTCAGACCCACCGGAGCCGAGCGATACGCCTTCCGAGATGTTCGCCAGAATCGGCGGAACCCGGCGTGCGATCGTGATGTTTTTTGTGGTGATGTCCTGTAATGCCAGGAAAAGATCAGCGTTAGCGCTGGTAGGGAATGGCTCAACCTCGGGTAGTGATGCATTGTTTAATCCCCAAAGTGCCATTACTCCGCCCATACGTTTCGAGCCTGAGAAATTTGCAGCCATGTCCTCCGCAAACTCCTGACCATTAGTCTTTGTAGACTTACCTGTTTTAGAATCGACGTATTTCGGATTAGTTGACCACGCGTTTGGATCTCCGATCATTTTCAACAGGACCGACTGAAACCAGCCGTTGTCCATGTTGGCCGCGTGCGCGGTCTGGATCTTACCGTCTATGTAGATCCACTTCTGTGCCGACCAGAAAGTAGGCACAGGGTAGAATCTATGGATGGGACTCGTTTTGCCGTAGTAGAAAACCTGTCCGGGGTATCCTTTGTATTCCGGGTCTTCGTTGTATTGCGAAGCTTTTAACTCGTCGTCGATGGTTTTAGGATTCCACACCGGATAGCATTCGGTGTAGTGCCTACGCCATTGTTCGGTACCAAAATATGGGTTGTGCTTGATTGACGTGATTATCGGCGACCCTTCAGCGGGCATTGTCATCCGGCATCCCTCGAACCCGAGCATGTACGCTTGGGTTATTTTCCCTTTCGGGTTGTATTTTAGGTTAACCGCAAATCCTTCGAACAGCGCCAAGCATTCCGATAACGACTCGTGCAACTCCCAAAGAGAGGTGCCGGTATCGTCGATTACAAGGTCCATTAATGCGGGGTCAGAGAATCCTGCCCCTTTTATAAACTGCGCTACCGTTGCCGTGCACGATGAAGCCGCAGGGCTTTCCTCTACCGCCTGGGCAATACGTAAAGGCAAAGCGTCGTCGTCACCGTATCGTATGGTGTCTTCTGACCAGTTCTTTTGCTCTGGTACTGCTTTCTCACGCTTTAGATTTTGCGGCCCGCTTGCCGGTAGAAATGAAACTGACGGGCTATATTTCCTTTTAGAACGGCGCATTGTGCCCAAAAGTACGCGTATCTGGGCATGTAAAAGGAATCGGTATCAATTCATGTTACCACTTACTGCCGTCGGGGTGTTCGCATGTTTCGTCTGTCAGTCGGGTCTTTGCGATAAGAGGGCAACCGCACATGCCGCATGCGATCCATCGGCGGCGATCGCACGGCTTGCAGTGCTTCATCCTTTCACGGCTCAACGGTGTGTTTCCACCAGTTATAACAAACCACCAAGCAGTAGCAAATCTTGCGATCCACTGAACTTTTCTTCCCATTCTTTTACCCGTTGTTCGTCTGAATATTCGTAGTGGCAACCTAGTCCGAAACGCTTGTTCTTTTCACTCATACGGGGCCTGTATAGCGCGTGTCGATCGACAAGACGCTGCGGTCCACCGATGTTACGATAGTGCATTAGAAGCAGGCTGCTATCAGCATACACAACATTACCAGTCGGTTTAGCAACGTGGCATCCGTACTTGTAATTGATCTCCTTTATCTCCTTCGGATTAAACACCGCAAGCTTTGAATAGTTCTCGTTGCGGTATCCGTTCTGTACCTCAAAGAAGTTTAGCCTTGGCATCTCATGAGACACAACATCGAATCCAATAGTTTTGATTATCGTCGCACCGGAATCACTAGCCTTGTAAAGGTGATCTCCCGTCGTTGGCCCAGAGTACAGGTTATGGCCATCCCAAAGAATCTCGTCGGCATCTACAATGATCACCCAGTCCGCTTTAGACTTCTTCCAGCAGTTGTTTTTAACTGTCAGGTAGTCGTCGTCGGATAGAACACCCGGCGTTCCGAAATGCTTAACCTCTGCACCCATTGATCTGGCGATGTCCGGCGTTCCGTCGTTCGAGTAGTTGTCGAACAGAGTCACCTTCTCGCAGAATCCGAAGTAGTGCTTCAGCGTGAGGTGTATAGTCTCACTTTCGTTCCAACCTACGATAAACGCTTCAACCATTCGAGTATCTGTTTTTTAAGTCCGTCGTATGTGTACCACTGAAAGTAAATGTCGCTGCATCGATCGATCAAATCTGCGAAAGAACCAAATACCGTAGACTTAAATGTATTATCCAAAGTTTCAACTAGGAACATATCCATCCATTCGGCGTCGCCACTAAAAAGTGGAATGTCTGTTGCCTTCCCTTGTAATGTCCAACCACCAGGAATTATGTGATCGTCAGAAATGTAAATAGGAATTGTAAGGTATTGCAAAGCTTCGCATATCCTGAACGATGTCTTCCCGTATCCACGCGGGCA